GTGGTTGTTTCTTGTTCTTCTTCATTTGATTCTGTAAATGTTAGTTTGGATTTCTTCCCAGCCTCGTTCACGGGCAATGGATGTAAGCGCGTATTCCACGACGTTATCGTATTTATTTAAGTCTTGAATCACCGCAATGTAGTGGATGTATGGCAAGTCTTGCATAATGCGGAAGAGCTTCTTCATGTCGATTTCCATTCCTTTGTCTTCCGGAGGTGGTGGTTTCTTCATAAGTCGCACACCATCTGGCTCTACCCAGTCGTGTGACAATCTCTTGGCAAGACGTTCCTCCAAAATTTTCTGGTCAAGGATGGCTTCTTCTTCCCAGAGGGCGGGGTAGTGGTCAGTCGCTTGTCCACGGGCAGAGGGTGGTGTGTAGTCTTCTGCCAAAAGTTGCTTAATGTACTGATGCAAGTTCTCCATCACCATTCCATATCATAAGGTCTTTCACCATTGCTATGTTCCTCCAGCCATTTTCTTGCCTCCTCACTGTTGCGCTCCCGTTCAATTCGTTCCTCTTCGGCATGTTCGGCATCCTGTTGACTGCGTTCATCTTCAGCGAAGAAGTCAAGACTGCTCTGCTCATACATGTCCACGCTCTGATGCTTCACTCTCCTTGTTCGCTCTCCATAGGCAAGCTCACGACCATTCTCAGCACGTGCCGCATCTTCGAACTCTCTACGATATTGCCCATTCTCTTCGTCGTCGAGGTGTGAGTCAATCAGATAGTCGAGTAAGTCCAGCTGTGACTCCATGCCCTTCTCCACAGCCAGCGACCGCAGCCGCTTGTACCTCTCAGGCATCATCACCTCGAAGAACCTCTCCATCATCTCCTGAATGTTCTCCGTCTGCTTCCACTCCTTCACGCCATCCCACCACGGTCTTTGCACATGGATCACCCGAAAGCCTTTCCTGCCCTTGGCACTCATCACATAGAAGGCTTCACAGATGTCAGCCTCGGCGGTGTGGTCAGCAAGGTTGAAGGCATTCTTCCAACCCTCCAAGTGCTCGAATATGCTCATCACCCGTTCCATTTCAGGTGTGAGATTATGTCGGTCATCCATGTAGCGTACAATGCAATCGCACATCATCTGTAGCATGTCGTATTCGTTTAGTCCGCGCTTCTTGCATATCCTGCCGATACGTTCCTTCACGAAGGTGCTGACCTTTGTTGCTATGACCTTGAATTTTTCCTTATTCATATTATTCAATAGGTTTATGTCTTTCGATGATTCCTCTCACCACCACGTCGGCAATGTCTGCCTTCTCTCCGTCGCAGGGCTTCCACCACTTCGTGACGGGTGCGCTGTCCACGCTGATGTGGAGGTAGCCCATGTTGCTTGCCTTGGCTGTCCACTCCGCCACCTTGTCACGGTCGGGGTAGATGGTGACTGGACGGTTCGACTTGATGATGGGTGCGAGGCGTTCACGTGTCAGGTTCTCTGCCCCGCCACAAGCCATCCACACCTGCCCGTAATGGTTGCCGTATGCTATTGCCATGACGATGGCGGTCTTTTCACTCTCCACTATCTTCACCTCCGCATTCGGGTACTTGTCAAGCAGATGCAAGCCGAACAAGCATTGTTTCACTTCTGCCTTGCTGGTGTCGATAAGGTGCTTGCGGTTGAGCGTGGAATGCACCCAGCTGAAGTTGTATGGCGTTTCCTTATCACGATGTCCGTCAGTCTTGTAGAGCATCATCTTGCCCGTGCGTGCCTTGCCATCCTCATCTATCTGCCAGAACACGGTGTAACCCATGCGCGAGTGCCCGACCTTATATTCAGCCAGCACGTTGTCGATTCTCGCCTTCTGAGCACCGTCCCACGGCACTGACCGCAACCATCGCACCAACGCATCCTCCTCCAGCCTTCCCGACCGCACCATGCCGTCAGGAATGACCAACATTGGCAGAGGTTCTGGGCGTGGTCGTGGTGGCGGTGGTGTGTAGTCAAGCGGCACATCATCCACAGGGATGTTGTACTTCTTCCCAAGCCAACGAATCACGTCCGGGAAGGACAGCCGCTCGTGCATCTTCAGGAACTCCACCACACCGCCCTTCGCTCCACAGGCGAAGCACGTGAAGCACTGCTTGGCTGGATATACGGAGAAGTTCGTGGCGTGCTTGTCATCATGGAACGGGCAAAGCCCAATCCACCTTGCACCCTTCTGCTTCAGTTCCACGAAGTCACTGATGACCTCCACGATGTCCGAAGCGTCGAGCACCCGTTGTATGGTCTGTTCGTCAATTCTTCCCATAATTATAAATCAATTATCTCCTGAATGCCTTCGCACGTATGTGTATGCGTGCGCGTGGCGCGTGTGTGTGTGGTTGCGTGCCCCTTGCCCCGCCTCTCTGTGGGGGCATGGGGCTCGAAACCCACGCTCGCAGGTGTCCGTTGGGGCACCGTTTTTTGTATGTATGTAATACATACAAGATGCCGTTGGGTCACCGTTTTAGAATGGCATTTCTTTAATTTCGTCACTTGGTTCAAGCATATAATATCCATTCGCCTTCAGGGTAGATTCTGTCAGGTACTTCATGTTCATTGCCACTTGCAGGTCTGCTGCTTGCATATCCTTGTTCTTCTGCTTGCCAATCTCCTTGAACACCTTCTCCTTGATGTCCTTTCGGCTCATCGGCCAGTCGTACATGTCAGAGGCATCCTTTATCCACTGTCGAATGTCCTCAGTGGTGTCAGCCTTCACTTTGTCACGCACTGGGATATCAACACCGCTGCCAATAATCTTCGGAATGCCGAGGTTGCCAGCGTCGTCTGTGACTTGGAATTTCCAATCGTCCATGTCTTTGCCGCGAGCATCCTGCTGCTTCACCGTGAATGTCACGCCAGTTGCATCCTTCTTCTTGATGCTGACCAGCGTGTCCGTCACCTTGTTGCCCAGCTCTGTGCCGAGGTGTCCGCGCATCTTGCTTTCGTCGTCGTTCCCCGGTCGCGGGTTGAGATGAAGTGCAAGCCATATACATATTCCCTTCTGTGATGCCAACGACATAAGGCTCTGCACTAACTCAGCACTCTCCTTATTGTCGTTGAAGTCGCCAATGATGTCACGCACACCATCGATGAATACCACATCTGGCTTCAGCACCTCAATGGCATATCGGATAAGTCGGTAGCGTTTTTGATAGGCTTGCTCTTTGGTTGCTTCGTCAGATTGCACTTCACGCATCCATAGGACGTGAAAATTGTCCTGTGGCTGATTCATGTCCCAACCGCACAACCAGTGGACGCGCCTGAGTACCTTTGCAGAGTTCAGCTTCTCCATCTCTGTATCGACATAAAGCACCGAAGGCTCATGCCCAAGATGCTCTATCGTGCGCTCCGGCACCCGCAGCCCTACCAGGTATCTCGGCACTCGCTCTGATTCTCTCCCAAGCACCGCCGCCATCAGCATCGTAAGGACAAACGACTTTCCGTTCTTCTTCTGACCGCTGATGGCTTGCAAGCCTCCGAGCGTTGAGAACGCCACGCCGTTGTATTCAAGCAAGTAGTACGGCTCGGGATAGTCCTCACGCGGGTCGAGCAAATAAGGACGGATGGCATTCAGCATCTGTTCCTCCTGCGTCGGCAGTTGTGGCATATTGTTATTGTTGTTGTCTTCTGTCATAGTTCCTTAATCATAAAAAATGGAAAGAGCACGGAGTCGAGGCAATTTAATCCGTACTTGTCCGCATCTTGGCAGATAATATCAAGCCTTCGCTCTTTCACGACGTCGGGGTAGTATGCTGGAGTCGATTATTTCGAAAAAGAAGAGAACGAGGTAGTAGTAGTATTATTTACTTGACCCCAGCTATGGACAGCTCTTATCAGTATTTCATTCTCTTCACGCCTTTCGGCTTCCCAGGGCATGCGATGCTTCCCTTAGGTCTCCCACAACCTCAAGATTTATAGTGAATCAAGATTTTGTCTTGATTTCAATTCCCATCGGCCACCACTCGCAGAAGTATTCATCAGAACGGCAATTCATCCTCACTTCCTCCCTCCTTTCCACTTGCAGCCTCTTCTGCCATCTTGTTCAACTTTTCCATCGCATCCTTCTGCTCCGCTGTAGGCTGTTGTGCTGGCTGTTCAGGTGCTGGTTGTGGTGCTTCCTCCACCTTCTGCCACTGACTCTTCACCACCACCACGTTCCTTGCATACGGCTCATTATATAGCCGTTCACCATACGACCGCACCGTGCATCGCAAATCAACCTCAATCTCATCACCCTCATGCAAGTTCAACTCCTCAATTTTCTCACCTCGCACATTCAGCAGCACCGTTTCCGCATACTGCTCTGCGTCGTTGTCGAAATACTCAAAAATGAAGTCCTGCGCCATCCACGCATTACCGACTCTGCTGACACCGCTCCTCACGTCCATCAGCTTCTTAACTCTTCCTTGTAGTTTCATGTTCTATATATTTATAATGTTAAACAAAATTTCCATAAAAACGAGCCGAACTTCACAGCCCAGCTCCCAATCTTCTAATTGATAAATGAGATGTCCTGACCGCTATCAGGAGCCAAATGATTGAAAAAATCCTCTTGACAAATGAAAAACATAAATAATTTTATATAATAGAAAAAAATCATCTTGTCAACGAAACAATCACCTTCAGCCCTCTCAATTCCAATGCCCGCACCAACTCC